CCAGAGTCCAACTCAAACTCCTGATTGCAGTATTTACAGAACTTAGTACTCATATACTATATTATACTTTATTATCGTATATCATTCCAAACAAAAATAGACACCTATATAGTGTCTATCTACTGAGATATCAATAAGTTATTAGTTCCCTGGTTTAACTTGTAATAGAGGTCCTCTAGAGAGAGCATATGGATCATCTCTTCCAGATGAGAAATTAGAACCATATCTAACAGCAGCTTCATCTATATCAGATTCACTTGAAGTTAGTTTTGAATTATCTTTTTGTAGATTGGTTATCTCTGATAATTTTTTTGCTGCTTCACTCGTCAGATTTGCCTTCTGTATTGTATACGCGGCAGTTAAATTAGTTACTTCAGCTGATGGAGTGGACTTCGCCAATTCTGCAAGTCTAGAACCCAGGACATTAATTTCATTATTCATTCTGGCGAGATCGATCTGTAACTCACCGATACGATTCTCATTGTATTGTAGATGTTGTAATTTAAATGCTGGGGTAGATAGATTCCTCTGAGTAAACATAGTATTATTACCAGCAGCTAATGCTTGAGGTGTAAACTGAGAACCTACTTTACACATTAGATCGATATCCCTCGCAACATATTGCATTTGATTCTCAGTATAGATATCATTTATACTATGACCTTGTGCCTCATCTGTAATTTCTATACCATAGATTCTCATGTATGATGCATGACCATACTCATTCCGATAGAAAATAGTAACATCAAATGGTGGTAATTGTTGTGTTAATGGAGAACTTTGTCCTCTCGCAGCTTGAACTTCTGATACTACTTCTTGTCTTACAGCATCAAGAACATGAGTATCAAAGACAGTAAAGATTAAAGTACCGGCGATGGTAGCTGCACCAGATACATACGATTTGGCATATGTTCTACCTAGTGTTCTAACAGGAACTTTGTCTCTATGAATACTATATGTGATAGTACTAAGATTACCTAGTACAAAGGTCTTTCCACCGATTGTAAGAGACGCAGTGATATCACAACCAGAATATGAATTACTGTCTCTTACTAGTTTGGTTTGAAGATCACTTAGATTGGCTATACTGCCCGGATTAATATAACCTTTGGCACCTGTTATAGCATTACGTTCATTTTCTGCGACTTGGAAGTGATCTCTATTACCCGCATCTCTAACATTCTGAAAGAATGCTTTATATTTATAAGAACGACCAAAAATCGCGTCTAAAACAGCTGGTGAATCCACACCAGATATATAATCAGTCCACGCTTGTGCTTCATGTGCAGTTATAGATACACTAGCTTGTTCATGAGCCCAGTCTCTAACTCCACGTCTATATGTTTCGGAGAATCCTAACCATTCATTTTCAGTAAACCCATAAAATGGTGTGGGTTCATCAGCTAAATTAAAAAGACCAGCACCATCATCCCCGTAAGAAGCTTTTTCTTGTTTTGCTTTAGCTGCTTCGTGTTCAGCTGTAATACGCTCAATTTCTTCAGGTGTCGGATTAGTCTTATAGATAGTACTAGCCATAGAAAAAGAGAGTAGAGGGGTTGTAATACCCCTCTACTAACCCTTAATTACGCATTCTGTGCATTTACTAACTCGAAGTTGTCGATAGATCTCGACGCTTCTGTATTTGCAAACTTATTCAGTGCTGATTCAGTAAGCTGATTCCAATCCTGATTCGTTGTCTTAGGTTGCCAAGGAATGACACCTCTTGCAACGAAGGTCATCTGTGTTTCATTAACGATATCGTCAATTGAAAGACCTGCACCTTCATTCAGAAGTTCGCATCCAAGGATCGCCATCCACATAGTCGAACCATACTCATTCGCACCGGTAAGCACGATTGAGAAAGGAGGGAGCTGATCACTGTAGTTTGCTACAGCTCTTGCACCCTCAAGAGATTTGGAAGCTTCAATACCAGATGTATTTAGAAGATCGTAAGATCTTCCACCAGCTGCAATATCAAAGTTTTTCTTATAATACATCAGATCAAGTGTGCTACTTTTCTTTACATCGTAGAGTGCTTCTCTATCAAAGTTAGTAAAGATCAGAGAACCTGCGATACCACGCTTACCGCGTGAGAATGATACAGGATCAGCATGACCCATAACATAGATAGGAGCCTTTTCTCTTGTTATAGAGAAAGAGACACCCTGGATGTTTCCAAGCAGGGCACTCTCTATGAAAGCTTGAATATCACAACCCGACATTGAAGTATATGTTTGTGTTACTTTTTCACTTAGAATAGCCATTTATACCTCCCTTATCCGTTTGACGGAATTTCAGTCCGAAGTTTAACGACTGTTCTAATTGTTCTAATCTCGAACACAGGTACTAATACCAGTTCAATATCGACAATACCAAGCACCTGTTGTGTAACAGATGAAGATACAGTGAACGCATACTTTCTTAGTGCACCAAGATCAACCAATGCAGACAATCCCTTCGTGATCGCAGCTTCCATCGCATTTCTCTTAGCCGCTGTATTAGGTTGTCCAATAAACGGATCACATACTTTACGAACGACATCCATCGCCTCGAAAGTAATACGAACAGTAGTTAGACGAACAAAATCAGAACCAGCCGCTGCAGCTGTCATAGCATCACATACAACAGGATTACGCCCAGGTTTCTTTCTCATAGCAACCATACGCATACCCTGGAGAGCTTCCAGTTGGGCATTAGACAGATCATACCGCATACGTAGAGCATTTGGTATAGACTTGTTTGTTGGTGACTGATGAGCATCAAGACTTGAAATCATACCAGCATACGAAGCTTGTCCATTAGCTGTATAAGGTAACCCACCAAGGTTATCAAATACAGGTTCAAACGTACATACGTTAATATGAAACGCATCCAGAAGAGGCATAATATTCGCACCGCGATTTGGATCATTAAGATCCTGAACCGATAGACGATCTACAAACCGTTTAACTTCAAGTAGTGTTGTTCCTGGAGCAGGGACAGAACCCATAACACCGATAGTTTCTCTAGTATTAACTGATACTTTCTTCAAGTAATTTTTCAGTTGTACTTGGAACTGGGCATTAACTCTCTCAGGTAAACCTGTGATGGAATTATAACTATCTTTCTCAGAATCGATAAAAGCACCCATAGGTACCACAACCCGAGCTTCATAGTTCTCAAGAGCGTCATAAGTTGTTGCGAATTCATCATACAACTTAGCATTATTCAACTTTGTTCCATCTGTTCCACCTTCAAGAGACTGAGCAGCTGTAGTGATTGCAGGAAACTGAGGCAGATATTTGTACTTAAAACCAATAACTGATTTCTTTGTACCATCTAAAACTTCTCCACCAGGTCCAGGTTGAGTATCACTAACGATTTTCAGAATACCGAGTGTAGGATCTGTAACAACAATATCTGAATTTGGTTCGTAATTGACTTTAGTGCCATAATTGACAATAATATCAAAAGGAACTGTATCCGAGAATAAAAGTTGTTGCCCTCTTACAAAGTAAGTTGTCCAATCCGAATTAGCAGCTTGTAGGTTAGGTAATGTTTCAGCTTCACTTAAGAAACCTTTAATCGTATTACAACTAATACGTAGATACTTATCAGCCACAACCATACCAGAAGCAGTAATAAGACCAGCACTAATTAGACTGTTACTTCCAGAATAATTAAGAGCTTGATTACCGATTGCAAGACTTAATGTGCCAGTACCTGTTACAGTATCATATACAAAACCACTGCAATAAATACCAGAGACAGTATGATAAAGAAGTGTAGTCCACTCAGAATCAGATGTGCCACCAGTACTTGATACAGCTATAATAACCTTGCCAGGATAATCAAGATAAGACTCAATACCACTGGCCGTTATTCTAACATAATCTGCGATTGTAGCAGGTATTCCTGATACATCCGTATAGACGTATCCTCTAGGAACATAATAACCACTTACAGCTCTAGCAGCGGCAAGAGCCATACATGCATGATTACCACTTACATCAGCTGTATTACCTGTTCCATAAGCTGTAGTGACAGTCTGGCTATAATTGGCGTGTCCACTAACAAGTGTTTCTTGACTGTCATCAGGTGGAAGTTGAAAACCTTTTGCAGCAAATTCACCAACCCAACCAGTAATACTGACAGCTGTTGTAACATCCGGCAATACTTCTCTATCTAACAGATTCATATATTCAGATACTACATTACTACCAGAAGGTGTTACGAAGTAGAAGTTATCATCGTCGTAATCTTCCATAGCTTGTATTGTATCAAAACGGGAATCACCCTTACCATCAAAAGGAGTCAATAGTAATTCTGCGGTCGTTGTTCCTTTCACTTCGAAGAGTGTTGGAGTCGATACAGAAATAGAGAAAACCTCCTCTAGATTATCGATAAGATTGCCAGCTGTATTCGATACTTCTGCTTCGAAGATATAACCAGTAGGAAGAACGTCACCAGGGGTGGCAATAGCATAACCAGAAAGCATCTTTTTTAGATCAAACTGTGCTTTAGTACCACCAGCGTTTGAAACGCCGTTACTCGCTGAATTTACTAGAACTTCGAAAGTAGCCTGTACTCCAGAAGTGGATGCTACCACGACAGAACTTATATTAGGATCACTATTGATCACTTCTGCAAGTTCACGAACGTTACGAGCATCAACTAATGAATTATAAGGATTTGTGTCGTCATAACTAAAACGGCTATAAAGACCGGTTTTTGGGTTATAAACGTTGATCATCTTTTCTTCATCTATGAAGACAGAGACAGCGTTATACTTAGAACCAGCATAAACAGCTTCTAATTTAAGAGATGTAGTTCCAGTTGTTACCGCGTCCCAGTAAGCTGAAGTTGATAGTCTTTCCGCGATTTCGAGTTTCGCTTTCTTTCCATCACCAATTCGCATACCTCTAACGTCTGGGGTTCCCTCTAGGGTAGCGTCGATTGCTTCGAACACTCCACGAACAAGAGTACCGGCGTTAAAAGAACCGAAAACCTTTTGAGCAACGTCTTTGCTCGAAAGTGGGATTGGTTCGTACATCGGGCCGTCAGCGGCTGTGCCGATGATTAGAATACTATCATTTCTTACTTGGGGCTCAGGTGACACCTGCAGACCATAATCTCTAATGTCTGATGTTACTCCAGGAAGAGCCATCTAGAACCTCCTTAATTTTACTGAGGTTTGACCCATTTATCGATGATCATGTTACGACCAGACTCTATAAACGCACCAAGTCCGGTCTTACCAATATCTTCGAGATAGGTTCTTATCTCAGCGTTAACGTGAATTTTCCTTATTTCTCTCACAGCACCAGATCTTACAGTTTCAGTTCTCACGTAAAATATGATACTGCGATTACATAAGCCATTTCTCCATTTTAAGAGAAATTCGTCCCTTAACCTAGAATGGAAATGCATCTTATTAACACCTAACTCTATGAACATGCCATGGAAGTCATGCATAAAGTTTTCTAGATAATCACATAACATTTCAGCTTTATGATTATCCCTGCTCCAAATGTCAAACTGGATTAGGTTATCAAACCATTGTCCTTCAATTTGTCTTCCTACAACCCGCGATAATTCTTTATCTGGACCTACTTGACCTGGCCCTTCTTGCATTTCAGGTTCGCCATTATCTATATTCTTAACTATATCGTAAACCATCTCTTCACGCATCCGGGGTCTTATTTCCCGCGATTTAGCAAAAGCGGTATGATCTATACTACCTGGAGCTCGTCTAATTACATTCCATGTAATTATCTCATCTGGAATAGCAGGAGCTGGAGCACCAGCTAACTTGATATCAGCATCCGCTTTATCCAAAATGTAGGTTGGATATGCTGGTTCGAAAACTAATGTAGGTCTATGTATTTGAAGGGCTTGCCACATAACCCTGACTAATTCGTTGATAGTCTGGATCTGACCGAGACTAATTAATCTATCAGAGCCTTGTTCCTTAATCCACATGCGGCGGATAGGATTTTCAATGTCAAAGACTATCTGTTTTATTAGTTGATCCGCCATGCACCACCCTGTAATATTATACCTTATTTCTTCATTAAATTCAATATGTTACTTATTTTTAACGTTTTTAAGTGTATTCCTAGTTATCTTTAATAAACGTCTTAAATCTTGGGCGTCTGACTCATCATCATAAGAAGCTACTGAAAAATATGATTGGGTGAAGTTAATAACTCCTGAAGCATAATATTTAACATTAAATCCTGTTCTAGTCCAAGTACCTAGAAATCCAGACGTATCTGTATCCCAAGTGTATAAACCAGGATTATTTACAGGGCTAACTTCAGTCATAGGCATTATATAATCTGATACACCCCATGTTGTATTTTGCCAATAGTAACTATCTGAATCCCTTTGAATAGTTATCTGCATTATTAATCCAGTAATACCTATACCATTTAGAAGTATAGACTTCCATAAAGGTAGCGGATTGTCTTCAATTACAGCTTCACCTAAACTAGGCATTTAGATCTACCTTTCAATGAGTTAGATATTTTTAACTTGGTTTCCTTTGTATGTTTATATCGTTTACCGTAATTTGGATTATCATTGGAATCTTTACCGATATAAATCTTATTGTTTATTAGATTTGTTGTTTTTATAGATAAGCATAGTTTATCCTTTATATAACCACCCCTAGTCATAATACATCCTACGTTACAGTTATAGTACTATAACCATAGTAAACAACTTTAACGTGTGCTACTACTCGACCTGTCATTATTGTGGTTCCTGTAAAATCAGCTGTAATATCCATAGTTCTCACATAATTACCACCAGCTGCACCCGCAGCAAAACTAATTACACCAATATCACGCGTAGCCGAAGCATCCGCCGCTGATGTAGCGGAGTAAGAAATCTCAGGTGTTGAATCTCCTGTGTTTCCAGTAGTGTCATTTATATGTGAATATTTTACCTGAAACCACTTAGCGGCATTTGTTGCTGAACTATTACCCCCATGAAATACCTGTCCATCTATAAATACTGAATATCCTCCACCATCGTATGACGGGTTATCAGGAGTTGTTATAGTGCATATAGTAGCGGCCACTGAATCACTAAGTGCAACACTAAAAGTTCTTTCTATTGTATAAATACCAAGTTGAAGACTACCACTAACACTAATATCTCCACCTAATACACTGGGTGCTGTACCGGTGTGATATATAGCATAGTCAACATTTGAATGTTCTTCTATATAAACCATAACAGTATTACCAGTAACAGTACCATCTATATCCATATCAGCGTGGATCGCATATGCATCACCAGTGATAGTTTTACCAGCTGCTTGATCTACAGTACCTCTAATACCGGTTACGTTACCAAGCACATCTCCATCAGGTCCTACTCTAGCTTGTAAAGCTAGTATTTGACCAGAACAAAATACTGCGGGTTCTATATCCATATTAATATAAGTACCCATAGTAACACCACAAACGGTACCACCATTCATATCCATGAGAGTATATTGACCATAAAAATTTTGATTAAAACCAACTCTACCAACTGTACCTGCTGCTAATTGAGTTTCATTATATATACCATAAACTGTACCATACTCTCCATTGACTTGACTTAGGTTTAAAAAATTATAGTGATTTAATATGTCGTTAGCGTAAGTACCAGTACCTGATCCTCTATCATGATAATTATATATACCATAAAAGTTTTCACTACCCTGTACTACACTAATATTTTTGACGAGTAAAGACGCATTAGTTAGGGCAGTACTACCGACCCCAACATGACCACTAAATGTATTAAGATCTGAATTATATTGTGGACACGTTAGACCACTAGCAGTCACTTCGCCTTGCACATTTAGTCCATAGTAAACATCTAATAAACCATTAGCATCAAATCTTCCTCGTGCTGTTCCAATACGTGTTGAAGCATTTGCCGCTGTATAAAAGGTGACATATGACACTGCATTATATGATGCAGAACCACCACCAATATCTAATAGGTTTGCGTTGGATGCAGCATTCCATCCATGAATCATGCTAAAACCTTCGGTCTCTGTTCCAGAGTCGAAGTTTTGTCCAAGTACATTACATTCCTTTGCTACGTCGTCTGTAATATTGCCAACCCTAATATAATCACGAACACTAAGATTACCACTGTTAGTTATATTATATCCACCTGCATTCCAATCTCCGGTTAAAGGAGTAGTACCATCTTGCCGTAGAAATAACCCCGAAGCATTATAAATAGCAGTATCAAGTGTTCCAGAAGTATTAGCTATTAAAGTGACTAGGGTTCCAGATGTGTTATAAATAGATGTTTGCAGAGTACCAGATAAAGCAAACAAATCAGCCGTTGAAGCTCCAGAACCATCTGGACTATAAAGATTTATAATATTATCATTCATGTTAGTTTAAAATTTTCTTTATTATATTTTTTGATTGCTTTTGAATAAGAAGACCAGAACTTAAATAACTAGGGTTATCGTTGGAATCTTTACCAACATAAATCTTGTCATTTATAAGATTAGTTATTTTATATATTATCATAAATTCTTAATAGTTAATTAAGTCAGTATTGCAAAAAGCCATATAATATTCTACTCTTCCTCCGTCCAATCTATAGGGGAAGACCTCTTTAATATTATATCTCTTAGTGTATACACCATTCAATATACTTGTCGGTGGTTTAATCATATGATTATCCCAATCTAATTCATATATCTGATCATTCTGAGTTGGTCTGAAGTCATATTCAAAGTAGAAGATGGACTGCCCACCTTTTAGTAATCCAGCTGGCATTGCAGATTCAGCCATCTCTGGAGAGAATACAGGATCTTGTCTTGTAATAACGAGTTCATCAGCAAAAGCATACGCTGGTCCATTAACACCTGTATTATAGACTTCATCAAAGTTCGCACTCTTAGTTGTAAGATCAAATCTACGATATACAACCCAATGACCACGTTGAGGTTTACCATTTCGGCCAAACATAGTTTCAGCAAATTCAACTCGAAGATCTATTTCACCTTGAGAGGCACCTGAACTACCAGATGATCTACCAGAGAATAATTTACTACCTGTTCTTCTATTAAACATTCTACTTCCTCCAGTATTCTGAGCCAATGCTTCAGCAGTTGGTGAACCACCAGAAGTAAGCAATGCTTCCAGATTACTTGTTAAAATCGTATACCCTGTCTTATCCTCGTTGCGGAATACGACTACTTTTTCACCATTAAGAGTACACCATACATCATTATCAGTAAATCTAAACTGACTGGTTGTACCTAAGATATTCTGAACTATACCCGAAATGGCATCTATAGTATTAATGAAATCGCCGGAAGTAGATCCTCCTGACGCCCAACCAGCGGCATTACCAGAAGCCACTATCTGCGATAGGGCTTGTGGAGTTATACCAGATACAGTTACTATGGACGATGCTCCGCCACTCCAACCAGCCAAGTTACCAGCATCAACAATCTGAGTTAACGCTGCTTCTTGAATTGAAGTAACTATTCCACCGCCTCCCCCACCTGTTGCTATAGTCTCAGACTTAATAGGTTGTGAGTACTGGACAAGAACATTAAAAACCCCCAGTGTTTGTAAGAACGGATCAGAACCATCAGCTACAACTAATACACCATTGGTTACTTTTAACTTATGACTTGCTTCTTGTGGTCGAATTTTCCAACCATTTTCTAAAAAGAAATAACTGGTAATATAAATACCTTCGACTACATCAATTGGTTCTCCACCAATAGTAGAGAACGCCTGTGTATACATAGAACCAGAAGCGATTATCCATTCTTTCCAATTTGTATACAAATTTCGTAAATCCAGAACAGCTGTACCTGGAGTTAAAGTAATAATAGAAGTGTTACCATCAAATACGTAACCCATATCTATCACCTTTCCGTAAGTTATCTTCTTTAGTTAACCATTGATGATTTTCAGGTGCAAAGGCTTTTTGAATCTCAATCTCTTTAGTTAAATCAAATGAACTCAGTGGTTTAATATGATCTATATGATACTCAGATAGATTACCTGGACAAGGTCCAATATGGTTAATTATATCTTGAATCCTAATACCATACAATTCAGTATATTTATTCTTTTTAATAACTTTTCTAAATCTATCTCTTATTCTTAATCGCATAACAAATATAGGGTCGGTTTGTTTTCTATTCTTTTGATATTCTTTTCCATATTTATTAATCTTATCTTTATATTTAATATAATATTCTTTCTTGCGTTCTTTAATTTGTTGTCTATGTTGAATATTATATTCTTTGTCAGATTCATTAATATGTATTCTATTTTTCTTATAATATTTTTTATTGTATTCATTCAGATAACACTTATTTTTATTCTTATATTCTCGTATTTGGTTTGTATGTGTTTTGCGATATTCTTTATGATATTTATTTAAACATTCTTTAGAACCACAAGTAATTTGCATTTTGTGATATGGTGTAAAACTAATATTACAATATTTACAAACCATTAGATTCCTTAATTACTATAATTTCTTTCAAGAGGTGCAATTAGAGATATACTATTTCCTGTACTTCTTGTTATAACACCAGAAGCTTTAACAAACTGAGATCCACTCAATCCGATTGCTACTGCTGTAATAGGAGCATTACCAGATGGAGTTCTTCCACCTTGGTTATTTGAATCGTAAGCGAAACTTAAGGATAATGAGGTTGCACCATTAACTATTCCACTCATGGGAAGGTTACTTGCATCATTAACTATTACTCCACTTGACGTCCCGTACTGACCACTTGGAACAGATGTAAAATAGATCCAATAAGTACCAGAAATATCATTAGTTAAATTTTCTCCAAAAGTAACACCTAAGACAGCGGTATAAGGAAAAGTCCATTCGACTCCAGAATCATCAGTAAATACTAATCTATTCGTATCAGCACTTAAATAACCACTTATACATGTACCACTGGCATCAACAGCTAATGTATAAAGAGTGTCTCCAGTAAATCTTAGGAATGGACTTGTGATTTTTCCTATATGTGTTCCACCACTAGCATCTATATTTGAATCCCATCTTAATTTATATTGTGAAAATTCGTATATTTCTTCCGCTGTCCCACCTTGACCTTCTATAGTGATTGAGAAAGAAACTAAAGTTCCGCCAATATTAACTGTGTGATTTCCCCACCAAATACTCATACCAGAATAAGGAGCAGTTCCAGATACAGTAACATCGTTATGTGTTATTTTAGTATCAACAGAAGTTGTTAATGGAAAACGATACGCTTGATATGATAGTGTTGTTACCCCAATATCACTGAGAGTTGCCATGTCATAAGTTCTAGCATATGTTCGACAATAGAGATTCAAATGATCTCGATAATCATATACTCCAGCATCATATACTTGAACAGCTTGATTGACAGTACCTAACAAATTAAAGTTTGTAGTTGTGCCATCATCTTCCTGTTGATAGTAGACTTGTTCTGCTGCATCGAGAGAACCCAGTGTTATAACTCCCGCCCATTCTTCTTGCGATACACCTAAAGTATCTTTCACAGCCCAACCACCAGTTCGCAATAAAAGTCTGGTTGTAGCGTCTAACCAATTCCAACCATTAATCATTTCAAACTGTTCATCTGTAATAGGTCCCATCGGAAATAAGAATTTAATGTATGTGTTATTGGTACGCCATAATTCTTTAAGTTTTGAATAAACACATTTAATCGTAACACCTTCAGTAGTTAAAAGTCCATTAACTACCAATTGTACGGTTTTTGCAGCTGTGTCGATAATTATTGACGCTGCGTCAACAAGGTCATCGGGATCAGTTAAAATAGCCATAGTTATTTTTCCTTCCTAAGTGTAATAATGTAATTATAATTACTGATAATTACACTGGTTTTTGTTGTCTTCGTAAATTTAACTTCCATAATAAATCCATCGGGAAATACAATATCATTTACAATATCGTCGATAATCATTCCAATGTATTTATGATCTGTCGTAGTTATGATGCGGTACATGTTATAACACCTCTTTTTTGACAATACTTATACTTCATTTTATTCCTTTACGGATTTTCGAAGTTACGATCATAAACTTGTTGGACTAATATATCAAGTCCATCTTCTCCAAGTAATTGATCTGTATATGTCATCCATTTATAAGTTAATGACATGATTCTAATATAAACGCTAGTATCTCCATCTGTACTATTCCATTCATAATCGTATGTGAATGTACCAGTCATTACACTCTCTGAACCGGCAAGTTCAACATCATCTGATGTTCGATAAACTCTAACTTCAGTATCAGCTTGAAGACCTGTAATAGTAAGGGTTGCATTAACAGTAGTTAACGGATAGTGAACCGTCTGGTCTATCTGAGTATATATCTGCAACCCATTAATGCAAGATAGATATGATGGACCTAAAGCATATAATGTATTAGTTGCAACGTTCGTTGCCCTTGTAGTTCCAGTTGAATGTTTAACTATTGCTTCAGTTGGATTAAATGTTCCTACAACACCAGATACCCAAACAGTTCCAGTTGATCCTAAATCAAAATCATTAGTAACCATACCACTGGCTTGTGATACATTTCCTTTTATCCACTCCCCAATTACAAAAGGATTAGTTTGAGCTCCATATTTCATGAACTGTTTTGCTGTTAACTTAATTTTAATATAGAAACCAGAAACCGATATCGTTTCAGATGATAGGTTAGCCGCAGTCATTTGTTTATAACTGCCATAAGTAGCACCAAATGTTCCAGCTTTAACGCAATACTCACCATATAAACCTTCAAATACATCCGTTGAAGTACCAAGATCCACTGTGCTGATTTTAGGTTCTCTATTTGCAAAACCACTAACACCAATAATTTTATGCGGCCACTCCCATTCTATACTATCTTCAGGTGATTGAAAGTATAATTTGCCGTTATTACCAAATACAGGAACGCCAGATAATATAGTATAGGGTGGTGTATCTTTTATACTATCATTAAACAATAGATATAACGCACCGGAAGTAGGGGTATGATACATCTCAAAGAAATTAGTGTCGTATACAGCGACGGGTGCTATTGGCATTCCATCCGTAGTCGAACCATGAACCCAGGTAATGGCACCATTGGCAGGTGTTGCATTTCCACCAGCGACACCTTTAAAAACACTATTATTAGGTAATAACAAGGGAACAGAAAAATCCGTAACATCACATCTAATATTTTCAAGAAAAGAATCAAATGCTAAATTTGTAAATAGATAAGGGGTGAATGTAGTATAATTTTTAATCCCTCGGAATTCAAAATTCTGACATCTATTATTAGATGATCCAGTTGCAAACTGGATCACAGATCCCTGTGCTCGAAACCCACAATCCAAAGTTATGTTTCTCACTATATTATTATTAGACATAAGTGTAAAATATAAAAAGGCATAAGGTGCCCCACGACCAAGTTGTGTAAAGTTACTAATTATATTATCATTTGACTGATAACTGATCGATATTACTAACGAAAATGACCATGCCGTAGTATCACCTATTATTCTAATTCTATTTAATAACGACGGGACGAATGTTCCAGAAGTACCTAGGTATGTTTCTGTAAATAAATCACCGGTATTATTAGCAGGTGCAACAATATATTGAAGACCAGAAAATCTAGTTTCATTACCGTAACTTCTACACCATGATTGTAGTGCAGATATATCTCGCGAAATTGTATTAGTGTTTGTCACGGCCACTGTTGTGGTCTTGATTGGTGGTTCGGCTACTACGCCACTATTTAACATTGCTGAACATGTGTATATGTATTGTGTGTTTGTATCAACTCCTATAAAAGCTGTCGTCGTGGTATCAACCGCTGTAAACGTCACTGATGATCTCTGCCATGAACCGGAAGCCACGAAGTGAGTTACAGTGTAATTTGTTGCTGAACCGCTTAGTCCAACCCACCCTGATACAACTGGAGTGCCAACTATATTATCGCAACGGTTAAATACTGAGAAGGTGTATGTAGTTCCACTAACAGAGGTAAATCCCTGTGATATATGTCCACTGGCTCCAGTTGCAGCTAACTTATCAGCCAGTTGTGTCGCTGCCGTATTTGGAAGTACTTCTAAAGGAGTTGTAAAAGGAGAGGTTTGATTTGCAGTAACTGTAATTCTGGCAGCTACCCAAGTTGTATTAAATGCATCTGACTGTATTATAAGGTTTTGAGAACTGATATTAGCCGTTGGTGTAACTTCCGTTTCCGCACTTTCATTAGAAGTTGCCGCATCGTCCCATTTTCGCAGGACGTAATAATAAGTAGTGTCATTTGCTGGTGTACGGCCATTAATTTTACCTATGACTGCAGCCGCTTCAGCTACTATAGTTTGGGTATAAGGCCCAACATTTGCAAACGTCATTACAGTAGCAGTGCACGCTGATAGAATAAAAGTGCCGTTATTACTAGCTGTTTCGGTGACATCCACCACCATACCAAGTATAAAGCCAAGTGTCAGAAATGATGTTCCAGTACCGGCTGATCTTGTTAATGTTTTTCCAGCTGCATTCCACGTCCATGTATCAGTAACTGCCGTTGGAATAGCCTGAGTTACAGGACCATTCGTAAAAGCCACGGTAGCTGCGACTGTACTCGCGTACATGAGAGTAGTTAAATCTCTAGTACCAAATCCTAATGCAGTACTTCTGAATACTTCATATAAATAAACAGGTGATCTATTAGTCCATCCTAATACGACAGTTTGTGATACTGTACAGTTACAAGCAAAATAATCTGGGAATAACTGTGCACCTAAAAAAGGTGTAAATGAGTAAGTCTTACTATCCCAGTATATTTCTCTTTTCCTATCATGATAAGTTCGTAATTTAATATAGTATTTTTGACCCTCAATTAAATCACTTCCTGTAACTGGATCATATCCCAATCTATCTCCTGTCATAGTATATCCAGCACTATTAAACTGAACGTGTTCAGCCCACGTAATATTACTAATTGTATTATTACTGGAAAATGATAAGAATACGGCACCTATTCCGTATGCTTCAATACCTGTAATAGTGCAATTATTACTACTATAGAGATATAGTGCACACGAATTAATTGCGTTATATAATGGCGTAATATTTACCGCACGATAATTCGTTAAAGTGACATCCTTGCAAAAATCTAATTTAAGTGGAAATGCCGGTGAAGCTACATGAAAACTCTGTGAACTTAAATAAAGATCATTCATCACGGCATTATTGCAGTAAGAAAGAACTAATCCACCTATATTGGATCTACTGTCTCTTGTAAACCAAAACGTACTATAAAAACGCCGATAAGTTCCACCTTGCGTTATCGCAAAACCATCAATAATTAAATTATAAATCTCAACCAACAATGGCATTATGACCATACCGACATTTTTAATAGTTAGATTTTGTCCTTGGGTGAAATTATTATAGGATTCATCGAAGAGACAATTCTGAAGATAAGCCGAACCACCAAAACTTAAATTAATCGATAAGCCAGTTGTTGCGTACTGAGCGTTACCAACGTTAGCGGCCGTCTCTGAGGTCACCATGATATTTGGAATTTTAATATATGAACCAGATGGAGGTATAGTTCCATAAGTCCCATCACCAAATGTTATTTGATTAGTTAACTGCGATTTAAGAGGATTAAATAAAGTAACAGTAGTTGTAGTTGCTGACCCAGTAGGAGCAAGATTTACTTCAAGTTCCGTAGCACTTAAAATTGCTTCCACAACGGTTCCGGTTTGAATGTTTGTCCCTGATATCGACGCACCGGTCATAATACCAGTCGTTGAAGATACAGTAATAATTCGTAAACCAACTACCGTGGTACTATTTAATAATACAAAGGATTCATCGTAATTGGTATTTACTCCTTGTTCAAAGAACATGCCACGCCTGCCACTACACGTAGCATTTAAACCATTATCAAAACCTGGCAGAGTGTTTCCATACTCTGCTCGTGTGTTATTCCACATCTCATATACACCAGAAGCAGGACCTGTCTCTACCCATACTGTAGGAATATAATCTGTATATGGTGCAGTAAATACTTGATTGGCTACTCCACTACTCTGTCCAATAGTAATCATACTACCAGAGATATCAATAATGCCTTGTCCATTTGTAGGAATAATACTATGTACAAGTATACCAGTGGTACGACCCATGATAAATCGTATAGCGTCTGTAATAGATGTATTAATTACTTTTAATCGACCGTTTGTAACTGTCAATGATCCAGACCAGAATTTCTTTTGGTCTGTATTGACAGTTACAATCGCACGTTTATCAATAGTAAGAGTGTCATTGGATCTCCAAGAGAATGGAGCATAACAAGACGCAGTACAACTCATTGTAATCTGGGCTCTCTGAACCCAGTTAATACCATTTGTTGACGACGCCGCAAAAGTTGTTAATCCATTAGCTGTCCAAAGAGGACCATTAGGTCCAAGAGGTGCGTATGTAACAGCTTGCCAAGTTGTTGTGACAGGCATCGTTCCAGAAGACCAAGTTATACCATCGTTTGAATAACCACCGACCACTCCAGCTACGGCTGAAACAGCAACGAATCTTCCAAGATTGTTACTAGTAACCCAATTCCAATTAGATGAACTGTGTATATTACCACTGGTCCAATTAACACCATCGTCTGAATAAGCAGTTATATCCGAATCATATGCCACCGCAACATATCTTCCAAGAGTCCAGTCATAGGCAACATCATTCCAATTAACAGTGGAGGGGAGACTACCGGAAGTCCATGTTATGCCATCAGCGGATCTAGCAAATATATTCGAATTATAAGATAATGCGATGAACTGACCACTACCATAAATTACACTCCGCCAGTTACCAGTTGAAGATATATTACCAGAAGTCCACGTTATACCATCAGAAGAATAGGCTGTTTTATTACTATTATTTGTAGAAACAGCGACGAATAAACCACTACCATATGCAATATCATACCACACGCTCGTCGAAGGAAGAGTTCTAGCCGTCCATGTTATACCATCTGGAGAAGAAGCGGCAACAGTGCCGTTAGTACTAGAAACAGCGACAGCCATACCACTTCCAAACACAACACTCTGCCAGGTAGAAGAAGATGGCATAGTTCTGGAAACCCATGTTATACCATCAACTGAAGATTGAGATGTAGCTACGCCACTAGCAACAGTAACATGTTGCATTGCAATTATATCGTCTATGTTAGTGTCAACGTTTATGGTAACAGCGGCCATGGTACCTCACTTAAATTAATATGATGGCACCGGAAGGTACGGTCACCTCGTCTGATGTGATTACATCCGTGGCTTCATAAGTTTGAATATCATTAGTAGCACCTCTCCAAGGACCCTGTACACTCTGATCAACTTTGCGAGGATGTCTACCCCATTGAGGATCTCTCATTGGATGACGTAGGTAAGAATTTTCTAGAGATTTTACAGCATACATAGAAAGAGTGCCTTGAAGAGCTTGAATAGAAATCGAAGCTTCTTCCATACAATCACTTAAGTTCTTTCTAATTTCGGCTGGTTTAGTCCCGGCTAGTGCATCATAGGTTACTGCAAACTGACCAAGTTTTTTACTTGTATTTCCAAATCCAGTCGATGATGATATTGCGGCATTTAAAGCCATTGTACCCGCCGCACATGTTACCCATCGATAGAGCGGTTCTGGTACATCTGTATAACTACATCCGAAGTCATTGGTGCCAATAAGAAATCTTGTAATAGCCTGATGAGACGCTTTATGAATCATACGATTAATAGTATCATCAGGAATATTATCTATAAGAGGTCCCACTGTTAATCTAACAGATTCCATTGTAGACCAAAGAGGACAATATTCAGATGTAAAAGTAAATTCATAATCAGATAGCATATAATTGGTGCCGGATGCATAAAGTCCAGAACAATCTATTGTAACTGTATATTCACTATTATATTCTAACCAAGTGGGCACAACACCAGAAATTTGTGGAGGTACAAGATAAACCCAATCTGAACCGGATGGTTGGACTAAGAAATATCCACCACCAGCACCATATCTACCATACATTCTGGAAGACCAAGCAGTATAAGAACCATCATCAGTTCCAAAACGAACACTATACCAGAACGTATTAGCACCAGAATAACTAACTTGTGTTATCCAACTTGGAAAACTACCAATATCAGTTCCTGAAGCAACAACTGTTAAAGCTGTCGTTTCGCTACTAGCTTGACCTACCTCGTAGAAAGATAAGTTATAATTAACAGGTCTTGTAAATGTAAGTGTTACAGCCATCTTATCCTAAAACTTTCTTGGATGTTAAAGAAATATGGTCGTATAAATTAACCCCACTTGGAATTACTCCAGTGAATCTTATACCAATATAGGGGAGAGAAAGTGAAACGTTAGATTCAAAATCTTCTGGAATGGTTTCAATTACTTCAAGTGCGGCTCCGCTGGGATCAGCACCAATGACACCAGAAGTACTATCTTCTGTAATACCACTTGGAACAATAGCGTCAACACCACCTATTAATCCAGAATAGACTCCTGTACCAGTGGTAAAATACCACACGCTATCATCAATTAGATAATCATTAGTATCTTTGGCTTTTAATCCTGTAGACGCCAAAACAGCGTATTCTGTATTTCTTTTAAAACCATTAGTCGTCATGAAGACGATAACAGCATTATTTAGTCCACCAGAAATACCACGAACTTCTACAGATCCATCTACTGGATCGTATGTGTTTTTCTCATTAACTGTGAAGTTGTAATATGTAGCGGTTCCAGATGAAATAGGCACAGAAAACTGTGCCCACACCATGTCATTAATATATACACCAGACGCGTATTCTGCAGGATACCGATCAACTATATATAGTTTTGCCATTATTTACTCGATCTTTATAATCTCACTAACTTTGGATGTAATTTTAGATACTCCACCAACATCTGAATCTTTCATGCGAGAACGAATCGCTTCAACTATCATTTTACGAGGACCCGCTGTGAGGTTTCTACCTTCGCATTCAGCCTCGTATATTTTCTCGAGCATGGGATAAGATTTGTATCTCTTTAGTTCGATTAGAAAATCCCCATACTTCATCTTAAGAATAGTGGCGATCTTTTCATCGTCAGGAGACGAATATCGTGAACCACTATCTTGAGTTGCATCATTAACTCTACGATGTTGTGGTGGAATGCGTTCTTTATATTCAGTAGGATGTTTGGGATCGTAGATCTTTAGGATTCCAAGACGTAATCCTTTTTCGACTCTTGAAAGATCGCGACCCTCTGGAATAACACAAGTTGGTTGAATTTCATCTTCGCGAATGTAACCAAATTCTTTAGCGATTTTATCCTTTTGCAATTCTGCATTTGAAGCAAGACGATAGAAACCTCTATATAGTGAGATCCCACTTAAATCATCAACCCATTGTTCACCGACAATTAATTCAACTACGTCACCTGGTTTAGCCAGGCGTTTTTCTCTAGACGCAGTTTCCTTTTCAATTTTCTCAACCATTCAAAACCTCCGTTATTTAAAGAACAAAAAAGGCAGGAGGAGAAAATCCTCCCCCTGCCACATTAGAATCACTCTTAGTACGCAGTAGCAGGATTGAGATTGCCAAGAGTAACATTGTTCGCGTTTTCGAACACGTAGTTCTTCGCAATTGCGACATTTCTCGCAAGAACGACAGACTTACCTTGTTCGAGAGCAGCAAAACCATATCTCTCTTTAATCTTCAGTGCTCTGATATCACGAGCCGGGTCGTCGAATTCCTCTGTCGACACAGGATCGCGGGTAACTAACACACCGCAACGGCTGGAATCAACCATTGTGATTGTAGTACGACCACTATAAGGTGTCGCAGCCGCAGTAGCAGGAGGAGTGTAAACCACGTATGGTGTTACAAGGACCTGCAGAGGACCAGGAAGGAACTTAGGAGCAATGTTCATTGTTGCACCAAGAGCATTGAGTGTATTTACCCAAGCAGATGCACCAAGTTTACCAGATGTACCAACTGCTATAGGATCAACAGTTGTTGCACCAGTAGCCTGTGTTCTCAGACCATATCCATTATGGGATGTTCCCCAACCAGAAGTAGTCGAGCCAGCGGGCATCTGACGTGTAGCAACTGTAGCACCATTCAGAACCTGTTCTCTCATCTCAGGATCTGACATAAAACAACGCCATGCAAGAGGATGCATGAGAACTGTGTCGGGAGTAAAACCCCTCATCAGCAATTCAGCATACATGTCCCAGATGTTCTCGGGTGTCATGGAACCGTTACCGGCACCAGTGATATCGCGACCACTTGTTGAGCCATACATAGCATTAGCAGGAGTTGTGTTATTGAAAATATCAATACCAAACTCATTAATTTTTCTCATCGCATACTGTTCTTTGTGACGAGCAAGAGCACGACCTGCAGCACGGAGCCAGAGTCCGATAACGTCGAACTGATTATCACTAATCATTTCATCAGTCACGCGAATCATAAGACCGTGTTTTGAAACGGTTACGGCGACCATGTCACCACCGTCCATTTGCATATCATTCTCTTTGTATTCGCCACCTTCAGCTACTTCAGATGCTGTTAAGGCACCTAGAGCACCGATCTGAACTCTGGAACCACGTTCGAGACGTACTTCCTGGAACAGATTAGGAACGATTACTAGGTTTGGTTCGAGGGCTTCACGTACAACTTGTTCTACAACCTGAGGAATAAAACGAGCTACGTCTGGAGAAGTTACTAAGTCGCTAACAGTTACGACACTGTCTTCGCCTTGGATCTCTCCATTATTTGTGAAAGCATCATACACTCTCGCATAGGCTTTCTTCTCTTTTTCATCTTTAAACTGTCTCATTTATTTATTCCTCCTTAGTTGATGTGCAACTGAATACGAGCCATACCGAAACGACCCGATTTAACGTAGTCGACGATAGAACTAATAGCAGGAGCAGATCCTGTAGCAGCTGTCAGATAGTTATAGGCAAAGATGAATAACCAGTAAGGTAGTCCACCAGTGTCAGTACCCGCCATCTGTGAACCTTCATAGGTATCAACATATTGTAACAGATCCTTTGGGAATCTTGTGTCTAATGTTATTAGGCGACCAACTGTTTGAATTGTTGGATTAGCAGCACCAGAAACACCAGCAACATCACTTAATACTGCATTCGTGTGTTCAATAACGTAGTTACCACGAATATCAGGTGCAATAGTACAACCTGTACGAGCATACGTGCCAGAAGGAATAGTAAGGAACGTCATATTGCGAAGTGCACTAATAGATGCTACGTCATCAGCGTGATCAAAAGCCGATAAGCCTTTATTGAATGTAGTTCCACCAAAACCCTCACGGATGAAAGGCACTGTTACATAGAAGTCAGACAGTGTTCCCCATTTATCCCATTGCTGGTAGTTTAGGTTCTTACCACGAATATCCTGATAGATATCGTACATAGCAACGCCGATAGGAATGTTTCCAGAACAACCTGGACCAGCGACGTCATCGCCGTCTGCGGCAAGAACGTTTCCAGCTCTATATGTTCCAGCTGTTACGTCATTCGCTGTATACTCATAGAGATTCGCAGTCGTACGATCCTGACCACCATTAGCTGGAACCAGAAGACTACAAACACTTTCATTGTAACCCCAGAAATCTGAATCCATGTTAGCTGTTACAACAGTACCAGCACGGTTAGAGAAAACTGGAATCGAACCACTCGCATGTGGATTTGCAAGAATACCAGATGTGGCAGCAGCAGTAGCCTCCATCGCACCTACGTAATCTCCGTATCCAATAGCGGATACGATTTTGCCCTTTGGAATCACCACAAAGTCTTCAGTTGCAATATCTTGGAATTGTACTGGAAGGTACTTCCAAGGATAAAACACTTCGGCCAATCTCTGACCTTCAGACTGTTCAAAATTATAACGAAGTTTTGACTTCGCATATTTCGACGGGGCGGCTCTCAGGCTTTGAGCTCTTAGACCTTGATTTGTAAAAGTTAAATCAGCCATTAGAAAATCCTCCCTTAATTTTTGAAGATAATGTCTTTAACAGTCTCTTTACGAGACTTGCCAACTATAGGTGCTATCTTCGTAGCATCTTCAGTTGCAGTTTCTATTTTATCAGGAGTAGATACTAAAGTATCAGTTGCCTTAACTTCTACAACTACTTCCTTAGATAGATCTGCTACGGCGTCTTTAAGGCTTTCATCAGTACGTTTCGCAAGTTCAGCCTTGAAGACTTCTACTTCCTTATCGTCCTTTAGAGCCATTACATCTTTTTTCTGCAGATTCTTCCGCAGATCAAAAACGCGATCAACAAGACCCTTGTGAATTTCTGTTTTCATTGCTGTTACAGAATCTTCAAGTTTCTTAATTGTCTCTTTGTTTGATGCTAACTCTGAATCCTTAGACTTCACACCTGTTTCTAACGTCGCAACTTTTTCAGATAAAGCTGACATGCCAACGAGTTGATCTTTTAAAGGTTGTGTTGCCTTTTGAATTTCGGAGTCGATATGCTGTTTGACCGCATCGGTTTCAAGAGCATCTTTCAATGTAATTGCCATTGAATCTCCTTCTGTTATTAAAGTATCTTTACTACTATCGCAACCCATTGCCTTAGCCTTACGATTGACACAGTTAAGTATTTTAGTCTTGTCTCCAGGACCTTTATACTTACCAATCAATCTTCTAGCTGCGGTTACGTGGGAACAATCCGAGACGGGAAATGATTTATTTGGACCACAGAATGAGGATGGTTTCATTGTTTTTCTGGTTTTAGTGGATAATACCTTATCTTCTTCAGATAATTCACTATCTATCTCAATCATCAACCAATGAGCTAGAGCTAGATCATCTTCTGTATAATCTTCCCAAGTTTCACATTCTTCTGTATTATCAACAAAAGTGAACTTTGGAACTTGTACAGAGTCTTGAACTGCCATAGTAACTTCCTTTTCTTCGAATCTTTCAGTTTCGGCGTACTCGTCCGCTGGTGCGTTCACGTACGATACTTCCTTATACTTAAGACCGCCCAAATACCAAAAGCATTTCTTACCGTCGTATTTCTTTCCCCTCTCATGTTCACACAAACCATTTTTAGCAATATCATGATTGCATATTGAGCAAACAGCAGTGCGAGCATCAGTTGAAATCGAAACCGTATTGTATCTTTTATCTCTAATCTTTGTTACAGCTTCAGCATCTGTAATTTCTGCTTCAAGCTGAATATATCCGCGAGGTTTATTTCCCTTAGAATCTTTTAGTTGAATATATTTTGCCGAAAGTACTCTTCCAATAGCATCCTTTTTTATTTCGTGATGTGCAAGAACAGGTTTTTGAAAAGGATCCGTCCAAGTAGAAACAGCATTAGCCATATCTTCTTCAAGATACCAGGTGTTATTACAGTTTACAAACCCCGCGTCAGTGGCTCGAATAATAGCTATGTTTTTCTTTGTCATTGTTAATAATAGTATACTTTATTTAACTATCTGAATTCAAGTCACTTATAGTATCTTCAACATCATCTACGTAATAACCTTCAATTCGAACACTTAAAGTAGAAAATAAAGAACTGATTCTAACTGTAAGATCATCAACATGTTTCATGTCTTGAATCTTGCTAAATCTATCATATAACTCATCCAAAGTCCTTATAGCTGTTCCATATAAAGCTTCTTTATCTTCTAATGTTGATTCAGCTTTCTTTTTTTCAATAATGGATTTTGAGTTCTCAAAATTGTATTTTCTAATACCAGTTAACTTAGTTAGGAGTGGAACGTCTTCCTTTACAGCATCTATACAGGAATCTATAAGATCATTTTTTGTATCTTTAAAGATATCAAGAAGTTGTTCTACTTCATCATTCTTTGGAATTCTAGGTTTAGCTCCAAGTTGTCCGTGCTGGTTAGTCGGTCTTTCTTTGGCAGCTCCAACTTTATTTGGACGATGTACTTTGGAAGCACCTGAAAGTGACTTAGTTACTACTGGTTTTGCTTGTCCGGCAATTATTGCCGTCTCCTGGGCAAGTTTTGCCTTAATCATTTCCAGAGGTTTTAAAATTAACTCAAAATAATCCTTATCTCTCTCACCATCTTGCATAGGTTCCATGCCAAATTCTTTTCTCATTTCATCTTCATTGACAGCATGTTGAGTATACATTTGAGCATAATGATTCTCTTTGGCTCGTTGTTCCTCGGTATCAATGGGCGGGAATAGAATACCAACCTTATTATCTTCATTAATATAACTCGTATCAAAACCACCTTCAGCAAGTAACTCCTTAATCATGAATTCATCAACGTTCATTTTAAAGACCTGTTGAAACATACCACAACTATTAACTAGGTGTTTATCAAGGACTATAGCCGTACCTTTATTAGAAGTAGAATTTCCTTGAATTGTTACTTTACCTTCTCTCCTAGTTAAAAATAAATGGTTTGGTACATTAAAACAATATATATAACCATGATAATATTCTCTATATAAATCTTTTCTTTTTACATGTCTAAAAATCGAATTTCGGTTACTTATAAAAATCCTATAAATATATCCTATTCCTTTTTTATCTTCATTATGATAATATTTTTTCTTTTTTGCTGTACGCCCAACTAAAATAGATAATTCTTGTATATCATCTGCTAACTGTTCTGATGTAGTATAATAAGTACTATGCGAACTTCCTTTTTTCTTACATCTTGTTCCATCACCATCAATTGCGGCTTCTAAAAACATATTAATAATTTCATCAGATTCATTTTTTAAAAATTTAGGTGCTTTTTTATTATAACAACCTTTACCACATTCATTTAATAAATAAATATATAATGATTTATGATAGATACTTATATTAGTACAACCACCCTTATCAATAGATTTAGAATAGTTTATACTTAATTTTTCTAAACACTCTATCATTTTTTGTAAGATATCTTCTTTTTTCTGAGTTAAAATTATTCTGAATTTATGATTAGATGTTTCTAAAGAACCTTCTGATACAAAGTAACCTAAAAATTCAGAAAAATATTTTTTATTAAATATTAATGGTTGAAATTTTAATTGTTTAGTATTCTTACATGTATAAGGAATGTTATTAATAGTTATAAATTCATTTATATCAGAATTAATCTTTCCTTCAGTTTTTTCTAAAAAGGAAAAATTTTCTGGTCCATGACCTATTAATTCTTCTGCTTTTATTTTCTTCCATGTATTAATTTTAGGATCATTACATATCCACATTTCATGATTAGGTGTTACCTTAAAATTAACGTGTTTAGTATTCATGCAAACCATTTCACCTGTATATCTTGCAACAAAACGTTCATTTGGAATATGATATTCTATTTTTCTCGATATGGGATTACATGTGGCTATTCTATCAGTTAAACCTATTTCATTAATTTTTTTCCATCCATGTTCAGTTAAAGTTTCTGTTTTTTCATCATGACAACCTTCACCCATACCAACACCAGACATACCAAGACCAGAAAGAACTCTGTTCTTATAGTAATCAAGGTAAGTACTAACATCAATAGCACTTCCTTCTAATCCGATAGCTTTAATCTCATGTCTTTCAGGAGTTACAACACAACCATTTGGAGGCATTCTCTCAACTGTTTGTTTTACTGATACGATTTCATCTGGTTGAGCTGGTCTATTTTCTGTTCCCACTATATATTGAAAGAGTGGAATTGTATGTTGGAAGATAAGAAGTTCAACGTTCTGTTCTATTCTACGTAAAGCCCTAATATCATCAAGCACCGGCCAAACCATAGGGGTGCCAACTCGAAGTCCTGGTTTTCTCGAATGGACCATATGAATCATATTCCAAGGTCTCCAGATCTTCCATTCTCTAGAACCAGGAATACATTGTTTATAACCTATCGGATCGCCATTTTCTTTTACAGCTAACTGCATAGAAACAGAATCTTCAATGAAGTATCCAGCAACTGGTGTTAACAACTGTCCCGTAAAAGTTCTACGTTCTTTTCCGCCGGATGCTTTCATATTTCGCACTTTGGAAACATAAACATTAGAATACTCAACTAGTTGATAACTAATATCTCTAAATAATTGATCTGTCGGGTTCGCGGTAACTTCACCAATTTGTTCAAATCTCTTTCGAACATAAGCTACAGCATTAGGATTTTTACCATAGAAACTATAACCAGCTTTCCAAATAAGCTCAACGTACTTCTCAACAGCTCTGCGAAAATAACTATCTGTATCTAAACAATTGGCAATAACAGAGAGATTATACTCTGGTGGAGTATACATTTCCTCGCCATTTTTACTGGATAGAGATGGATTGTATACCATACCAGCATGAACAGCTTTAGTAGACACGGGCGTTGGATTAGGATTACCAGTGGCTTTAGTATTAGTTACTAATGAAAGAGTTGCTTTATCCTGTTCATATATATCTTGCACAGGTACACTAAAGAAACCCTTAATTCGCGACAAGATCGAATTAGTCATATTATATTATGTCCCAATCTGCCACTAATCTAGCGATTTCTTCGAGACGTGTTGGATTAACCGTTCTCGCACAATCTCCAATTGCCATACTTATTCCATCCGTGCCTGCTGTCCCAGCTCCCTGATTGTCTGGAGAACCAGCCGCACGTCCAACATTAACGTCTGACACCAGTTTAGCTGATGTTAGTACTTGTGTGGCAAATGCTTGGCTTTCACCTAGTGGTCCAGTAATGAAAGCCATTATTTCTCTATCTGTTGGATATACTATATTATTTCCTATTGGTTTTTTACCTTGGATCTGATCTACAAGTCCAGAGTAATTTGTTGGTCCCATCCCGACCGTCTTCTCACTATTCATTCCATCATCACTTAATTCTGGTGTTTTACTAAAATCTGCTTCAATACACAACTCGAGATTCAACATCGAATCTCTGAGTTTTTCTAATAAGGCAATTAACTTATCAAGAGCTGCGAGATCCATCATTTTATTCTTAGCTGATTGATCGAATCCATATTGCATATTTTGGGCGAATCCAATCATATAAGCATCCACAAACTGTTCTATATATTTAAAAAGACCATCTGGTCCTGTCATCCAATCTGCTAAAAGTCGCAGTAACTTCTCAAAAGGTATACACTGTCTTATTTCTTCGCGAACATACTTCTTAGTAATCTCCATCATCTTAGTATAGATCTTATCTTCTAACATTTGCTGTAACGCAGTTAGAAGAGCCATAAGAGCACCAATACTGGCCTTACTCATAGATAAACCTAAATCAAGATTTAAAGCAAAGTTGAAATTTAGATCCTGATTTAAAAAATTACGTATGATCTTTAAAATTGCGATCATTTTATCAAAGAAATCTCTAGTTCCTGTTAACTCACTAAACTTTGCGTTTCCTGTAAAGTACTTCTTAACTATCTTATTATATGTGGCACCAAAACTTCCAGCGTCAGGTTCATACAAACCTGTTTCATTACCTATTTTCTTTCCTGTCGCAAGAGCTAATGCCGCAAGAGTTTTTATCAAACAACAGAGTGTTCTAGGATCATGCCACCATTCATTTAAAATATCACCAAGATCCCCCATTACTTTTCTAAAATGTGTTGCGAAAACATTATTTACACCACCCAGAAAACTATTAACATCCGGAAGATTTAAAGGTTTATTAGCCTTATCTTTCAAACTCTTTATTCTTTTTTCAATCCAAGGAGACTCTGTTATAATCTTAGTAACATCATCAATTGCCGCTCTAACATATCGATCAGCTGTATCAACAACAGGAGCTATAGATCCACTTTGACCAAAAACAGACGCAACTCCACTAGCAAAATCATTTCTACTTCTACTAAACGACGCTCCAATATCTCTGCCAAGAGCGTCAGTAATTCTTACAGGTATATCGGTAAATTGTCCGATAGGACTGGTTGGGGCTGTTTTTAGATTATACGCTGCTTGCAATTCGTTTAATTCATTCTTACGTTGATTTTCGAATTCAATAGCCGCTATATTCCTAACTTTTTGTATCCATTGATAGTCTGAACGTTTTCCAATATTAAGGGCATTTCCAGCTACACCAACTCCTGGAACAAGTGCAAATTGGTCATCAGGAAGAGCATTATCATATGCTCTCTTTTGAGCTCTATCGTAAGAACCAAGTTGATCTCTACCTAGAGCTTCTAAATAATCAACTTTACGCTCTATAGCGTCTTCAGATTCTTGTCTCTTACTTTCATCAAAGGAATCAGCCATATTATTTAAATATTGAATTTCTTAAAGCTAGTGCATCTGGATTTAGATATCTGGCTCGAAAAAATCCTCTACTCCTTGTATTATCCATTAAAAGTTGAGCACCTTCAGAATTATCAATTGAATAGAAAGCATATTTCATTGCTTCCTGTTGTTCTCTGGCATTATCCACCATTTGTTTAATTATTATGGCTTGTTTATTAAACATTAATTCACCGCTTCTTGATTAACTCTATTAAGTATCGCTTGAGCATTTTCAAAACAATCCATAGATATGAATCCGGCTGGAGTTGGTTCGACTTCCATATCCTGTTTCAATCCAGTATCTGATATATATATTTCTTCTATATCTGACATATTTGGTATATGATGTTTGGGTAGCATAGCTAACCAAATACATATCTCAAGAAAGATAGTACTTATCGCCACTGGTATCGCCGTAATTATATCTATAATAAACTTAAGTGCCGTATAGATAGGCTTAAAAATTCTCCCAACAAGAGGATATTTTTTAACTTTCATCCATTTAATTAAACCTAAAAATTCAACTCTTGCCTTAATAAAATAAAAAACAGTCTTTGGAACTAGACCAAGAAATCCAACAAGTATAGATAGAATAAATCCACTTTTAATTGCGGGAATACTCTTATCTTTATAATTATCAGTGGCTGTAAAGAACGAACGAAAATCAACCCAAACAGCACAAGCATTTTCATTCCAAGGTTCTGTTGGTATGGCTGCGGGATCTTTTTTAATCTCATATGATTGAATACCATTAATTGCTTTTAGATTGTATGGAAGAATACCTGTCCTTCCTTGCCATTGTAACTGACTGACAATCTTTGGTCTATCCAGCATTATGGTATTAGGCATACTTTCTGACTTAGCTAATCCTCTTGCTAATGCGTCTGCTTGAAGACCAAATTCTTTTCTTTGTGCTGTTGTATATTTTGGTTCTTTTCCAACTAAGGATATATCAAAACTTTGAACTCTTAACTTCTGAATATCTTCATTAATAGCATCGATACTTTGTTTTCTAGCGTCGTCATCTGGAATACCTGGTTTTACTTCTGGTTTTCCCCATAACAAATCCCAAAACAACACAAGTAAAGCCCACTTCTTTTGATTCTCTCTGGCTTTCTTTTCAATTTCACTTGGTGTTTCAGTATTGACATCTGAATCGGTGCCAAGAGTTGCATCTATATCAGCATCTAAATTTTGAATAGTTTGGAACCTATCTGGGTCGAAATTTTTACAATCGAATACCACATTACCTTTTCTCTTGATAAATTTATCTGTAAAGGTGAGTTGTACCGGATCATAACCATATGCTATCCATGGAGCTATCCTAAGGAGTTCCTTGGCTTTTTTATAACATTCCCAAGTAACAGTGATACTTCCACATAAACTGGACGCGGCTTCAGCCAACTCGGGAACAGTAAGAGCAAAATCTTTCATCTGTTCATCGATAGCCGCATCTAGCATATCTAGAAGAATATCATTCTCTAGAAGATTCGCGGCAGTAAGATCTCTCTGTAGTCCTAAATTACGAACTTGGTCTTCATCAGTATACTCATAAGGCGTAGTAATATCACTCTGAACTCTATCGGGAGTATATCTAACTTTACCACCGTATCGTGAAAATACATTTTCAGCCATCTGTTAATCCTATATTAAAAATTAGTCCGGGTTGGAGCGTTTATTTTATTCCAGGATGATCTCAATGGTTGTCCGGTAAATGGAGTCGATGTAGTCGGAGACGTTTTATATAAGTCTTCGTAATCCATATGACCACCACGACTATCCGAATGATACTTCTCAGTACCAAATGCAGGTTGTCTCTTAGGAACACCCATTTCTTGCAACTTATCTTTCTTCAATGATGTAGTTCTGTCTTGGACTTCACTAAGTCCACGCATAAGAAGAGTAGGTTTATTAGATATAGCTATCTGACTGGTGTGTGCCAGTCGTATTAAGGTACTATATTCCATCTGAAATGCTAGAAGAGAAAGCATGAAAGCATCTAGAATATGATCGTTGTCTTCGGAATATCTTGGTATTCCTAAAGTACTAATTTTCTCAATTCTATATTCTCTCATTTGACCAATCAATTTTACTTTTTCATCTTCAATATCAGGAAGAATTAATTCTCCTCTTTCGAGACAAGTTACAGCATTATTTACTGTAAAAGGTTTCATCGCCTTATCCACTTCTTCTTTAGAATAAGGATCAAAAATAGATATCTTACTGGCAAAATCTATTGCAACTAGTTTACGATTCATATCAGATTCAGGAAATTTCTTACCGTATAATTTTAACTCTTCGATATTCGTATTATGTAGAACTACTCCATTGCCACAAAAACTGTGTTCGTTATCGACTTTAATATCAACAAGACCGGAACAAGATTCAATTTTTTCTAATTTTCTTATGGGGACTAAAAAATAATTATCAATTTCTATATATTTGTTTCTAGTTTTTCTTTCCGTATTTTTTAAAGGTAATTTGGTAAAATTATTGAATTTTTTCATTATTTCAAAGGTTCCGAATATTTGAAGTAACCATTGATCATTATGTTCTTTACTTCTTTTCCCTAAAAAATTAATAGATGGAAGAATTCCATTATCTATTAATATTTGTCTTAATTGAAATATTAATGATGAACTAGTTAAACTAATACAATATCCAATTTTATTCTTAACCTTACTACCATCTCCTAATATTATCGAATTAAAAAATACACCTAATGATTTCGGATGTTTCATAAATTCAGGATGAATGAATTTATTATAACAATATTTACCACCAAGAGTCTCAAAAATAATAGAAATTAATTTTGAACTAATAACAATTCGTCTAACTTCTTTTTTTATATATTCAGATAAAAAAGAGTATCCAAAAATGTTAGAAATTGATTTTTTTAAACTATTAATCTCTTCAGTGTGATTTCCAACTTTTTGAGATATTTCAATACTATTAGTATTACAATTACCTTCAGACAAAAACCAACCATAAATTCGTTGGAAATCTTCAGATAATATATCGATATATCTGGGAAGTTTTATTATTTCCGGTAAAACATTAAGAGCGTTTTTATTTTTCTTATATATCCTCATTTGATGTTCTGTTAACTTTAACTTATTTCTTAGTTTACTACGAATTCTGGTTATCATAATTTTAGAAGTGGAACATATTTTACTTAATTCATAAGCACTTAAATAATTTCGATCTTTTATTTTATATGATGAACTTAACCATATATTCATTTTATCGTGCTTTAATCCTTGTACATTTTTTAATAATTGATAAAGATCAATAATATCACTTGTTTTATTTTCCAGGTTTTTTGTCTTACTAATCGCTATAAAATCTTTTTTTATATCTATTTCAGAACACTGCCTCCAAACTAAATTTCCCTCATTAATATTTTTATCTTTAAATCTATTAGAACTTCTATAAGTTAAAAAAGGATGACAAAAACTTGCAGTTGTTGCTAAACATTTAGATGGAATTAATTTATATGAGTCTTTAATATCTTTTCTAGTTATTGTATCCAAAACTCTTTCAAATGTTCCATTTTTCGTCATAACTAAATCGCCGATGATTATATTTGAAATTGGTTTAACCCCTCTATTTGTATATATCAATGTATCCGGGGCAACACAAGTTCCAAAACCATTATCAACATATATATGATCTATCTTGAATTTCTTCGTTAGTTCTATAATTCTATGTATTGATTCTAATTGCGTCATTTCTTCCATTGACACAGATTCACGATAAAACACTCTATATTTTTTAATAACTGTTGATGTTTGTTTTATCGTTTTTCCATTATCATCTTCTATAACATAATTAACATTAGTTGATACTCGGCAATATTCTGTAATAACTATTTGAGTTCCAACCTTTGTGCCATTCCAATCAACACCCATCGAATATAGATTATCCTCATTCTGTTCAGCCCCACAGAACCATTTAAAACCCATAGAATCGGCTACTTCGCTATCAGGATCATATTTCACTAAAGCCGCGTCGATGTATTTGTGTTTAAAAACCCCTTGAGATTCTTCACCAAAAACGGCCATATACTCTCTAATAAAAACATCTTCGGGATACATATTTCTAAATACGTATTCTTGCGATTCATGCAGAGGTAATCCTAGTTTTTTTGCTTGTTCTATAGATGTCCATTCAGGACTTGAAGATGATGGAAAATAAAATTCCTGGAACCCTAAATTTTTATTTGTACACGCATTATAAAAGAATTCTCGTCTACCAGTTGGTGTAGATGATATAGTTAGAGTTGTGTTTTTATTTGTGGCGGTAATAGCCATAATAGATTGGATTGCTTCTTCACCCATGTAATCAATCTCATCCATTATTAAATGATCAGCAGATGAACCTCTAATAGATCCACCCTTATTTCCAGTAGAAGAACCAGCAGTTAATCCCATTATTCTGGCACCATTTTTAAATTCAATAAGATAGGGATTTTGTCCCATTCTAATTATAGAACTCTCAAGAAGTTTATTACCTTTAATTAATTTCTGAAAACCATCTTTCCATAAGTTTCTGGTCTGAATTTTATAAGGTGTGCAAATAAGAACTCTGGTATTTTCAGTTATAAAAGCTTTGTATAAAGATTCAATACACAAACAAATACTTTTCCCTGATCTTCGACCTAATCTTAGTACCTTCTTTTTACTTTTGCATTCTAATATATCTTTTTGATATGATCTCAATTGTAATGATTTACCTGGTTTTTCGGGATCATATAAATATGTTTCAGCCCAAAGAGAAGGACTTTGTTGTATCTCTAATTGTTGTATCTCATCAGGGGTAAAACCCTTAATTAATAAATCTTTTTTCTCTTTAGCTTTCATACTTATATTATACTTTCTTAAGTATTTGAATTCAAATACTTTAAACTACCAGGTGCTATCGACATGTTGCATTCCAGCTTCATTTCCAAAACCAGGACTTCCATTATAACCTTTACCTATAGCTGAAAGTGCACGTTGTCTTTCTGTTCCAGACCGCCCACTATAGAAACCAACGCCAACTTTTCCGCCAAATTCCATCTTTCTATTTATTATGTTACTCATAGTTTTTTCTAATCTCTCAGCTGTAGATGCCATGGCATTAACAGCTAATCCTCCAACCGCTGTACCTATATCAAATGCTATTGAAGCCGCTCCAGCCCATGACGCAAATTTTCCAACTCTCGCTATTTTTCTCACAATATTACGTTTGGTAATATTTTTCATTCCTTTTTTAATTATTATATTGGTTTCTTTATTTATTTGTTCTTGAGCGGCAAACCAATGTTCTTGTGGAGTACCACCAAGACCTTTTCTCCATATTTTATTTGCCCTCTTACGAATCAATTCTTCATTTGGTGTAACACGAAAATGCAAAGGACCATTGGTCTCTATAAATTTTGTACTTTCTATAACACCACCGCCTAAAAATCTACCAATAGCACCTAATGATCCTTCTGATCTACCAAATAAACCATATTTTGAAAATTGTTGAGCTTTATCTGGACTAAATATACCGATAGCGTGTTGAATTAGTTTGGCAGGTGATAGGGTCCTCATACCAACCGCACCAGTACCTAATCCTTTTTCACCAAGAGCAATACCGCGAAAACCAACAACACCACCCCATCTAATTCCATGCCCAGTCATAACCTTATTCCACATACCAGGCGTCAGAGCGGTGGCATACATAGATGCTTTTTGTAATGTCCATTGGGCTTTAAGAGGAGAACCAAAGAGTTCTTGTGATATAGATGGCCGTTCCATTTCTGGAGATTGATAATAATTAGCCACGATGACGCCTCTTCGATAATGCTAAAGTTAACCCGTCAGTACCTAAATTATTCGGTGACATACCTTTATTAGCCATATTCATAGTTCGTTCATTCGATCTATTAATAATAGCTCTACCAGCTCCATATGCAACACCTGTACCTAAAGCTCCCAAAGTTAAAGCATGTGGAACTAGTCCAAATGTAGATACCTTCATTCCAGTTTTTATAACACCTATACTGGCTTTGCCAAGACTTCTTCCAAGTCTTCCGGCACCACTAAGAAATTTACCAGTGGGTGTCGCAAAAAAGACACCTTGAAATTTATTAGATTCAAAATTTAATTTACCAGATTGTACTTTTGTTTTGGTTATTTTTGAAAATGATTCAGTTGTTTTATTAGCCCAACTACGTATACTTGCAACCTTTGGGGTTATTTTTTTAACTCCAGATTTTAGTAAAGATGTAAAAAGATTCCCCATTACTCGTGCTCCTCATGCATCTCTTCAATTGGATCTTCATCTATAATTTCAGCTTTCTTAATAGCATTATAACGATCCTGTAACGCAGCTGCAAATTTAGATGGATCCATAGTCTTAGCTAAACCAAACTTAGCACGCATCTTTCGAGTGGCCATTAGATCTTCACGTATACGATCCTTCCTGGCTTTAAACTTAAGTTTAATACCGATGGCCACGGCCTCTTCTTTACGATAGATAGGTTTACCATCTTCCGTCATTCCTATCGCATTCCAATCAAAGAGTCCACCTCTAGCCAATTCATGTGATGCACGCCAGTCTATAAGATCTGATTCAACCATATCCCTTACTAGATCGATCTCAACTTTAGATTGTTTATCAACACCAAGATCATCAATATAATCATATTCCCATTGATCTATTAACATAAGTTCAATTGGACAACTATGACTCGTTGGAGCCACACCAGCCTTTTGAATGGGACATCGTTCAGCTGCATAACATTTCTGAGCAAGACATATAATAGGATTAGAGGTCTTTATAACATTTCTAACCATTGTTTTTAAAGCACCGGCCAAAGCTTCAACCTTTGCTGGTTCAATACTCATATGTTCAAGTGCTTCGGGGGGGTAATAATCTTTAAATAGATTCAGAACATTCTTCTGTCCAATTTGGGTTACAGGTAGAAGTTCATCTTGATTGATTAATTCCTTTTGAGTTTGAATTGCTTCAGTTTCTACTGTTTTTTCAAACTCAGCTTTCTCTCTTTTAACTTGATCGATAATACGTTGATCTTCAGCCATAAATTCTCCTAGATTTCATAATGTGGAAAATCCGGACGTAGTTCACCTTTAACATTTTTGAAAAAAGCACCGCAATTTAAACCAACTGATTTACCAATTTTAGCAGCTTCCAGATAGTCAGTCTCCTCGTTTAAATTTATATTTGCTTTTAAATCATATGTTATTTTCATATTTTTATCAAATAAAACTATATCAAAAGCCCTGGATAAATCATTATTAGATTCACTGTCATCTGTATTTATTATATGCTTAGAATTTAAGGTGTATGTAACTATAAATTTATTTTGTTCATTTGATATCTTTCCTAATAATGCTAATTTTCTATACTCATTGACGCGATTAAGTGTTTCTCGTCCTTGTGCATATAAAGCAATTTGTTCTTTATAAGTTCTGGCTACGTTCGTAACTTTAAAACGAATGCCAACAACACCCATTTTCTTTTCAAATTTAAGATATAATATTTTGAGTTGCGGATGCATCTCTATTAGTTGATATTTTTTGATCATTATTTTCCTTATTATATAACCAATGCGAGGGGTTTACATTTACATTGACAATATTTTGCAGATCTGCCACCATAAAATTCAGTATTACAAGTTAAACAAATACGTTTATGTTTTATTTTTGATGATAATCCAATTTTTCTCTTTGTTTCTTCAGAATGAAACTTTCCAAATAAAGGGTGATTCTCACCTTTAATAGAATTGGAAAGTTTTTGTCTTTGTTCTAAAGTCCATTTATGTCCTACACGAGATTTAGACATATTTAATCTGTGCTCTTCAGTAAATATACGACCTTTTAAAGCAATAGAACATTTCTTTCCTATCTTTTTATAGATTTCTTCCTTATTAGGATGATGACACATTGTATCTCCACCAGTTCCACCCTCTACCATATTATACCCAGAATTAATAGTATCAAATAACTTAATATATTTTATTTCTTTTTCATTTAATTCATCTGCGGTGAATGCCTGATCAAGGATATAATACTTAAAATTATCGATTCCATAAGATCTAATAGCATCATAAAATTTGGTTTTCACGCCATTTCTAATTTTAAAGAAATGAGATTTCATTCTTTCTTGTAAAGAATTTTTACTCTTTCCAATATACTTTTTACCTGATATTATATTTTCAACACAGTAGATAATCACTAATAATCCTTTAATTACCCCCCGAACTTTCCACTGCCGTAGTTGTAAGAACCACTTAAGACAACACTATTCCAAAGAGGTGCCACACCAGATAGAGCCGAATATTCTGAGACGGCCCTAGCATATAGATAAGCCTCTGGTTCACCAGCGTAGAGATAACTTACAATAAGATCTCCACTTGATGGTATTACTGTGACATTTTCAGCTTGGACGAATCTTAATTCAATGGGAATGTTAATAGATCCTGCTGAATAAAGTGTATTTATATATGAACTAGCACTACCTGATATAAAAATATTACCCGAAGTACTTAAAGTACTTAATTGTAAATTCTTAACTGTAATACTAAGACCGCTTGGTGGCACTAAAGTCCAACCACTCGCAGTTGCTATTAATGTTTGCATTTATTGCTCCTTATCTATTTCCTTTTGACGTATCATAGGAATTTGTAAAAGTAGTGTCCATATGTAATCTATTCGGGCTAAGTGTTGTTGAATAAGCGGACGATGACGATGTTATTGTATTAGTAGTAAATGTGTTATATATTCCAGATAGTTGATTGATACCAATTAAAATGCCAATGACAGCACCCACAACACCAAGCATATATTGCCACCACTCTCTTTTCTTACCTTTATAAGCCTCAACTCCATTTTCCACAACTTGTTTAGTTTTTAAAATATTTAAAACTTCGTAATCTCGTCCCAATTTCTCATTAATATCTTTAAACTCTTTACCACACATAGCAGTTTTATTTTCATATCCAGTTTGAATCACCTGGATACTCGTATTCAAAGTCTGTAAACACTTAGCGTGTTCATCTTGTTTACCTACTAGCGTCTTGATATCATCCCTAGATGCTTCCACGAGTCCAGAGAGTTTACCAAGTCCTTCTAGTATTCTGTCTTCTCTTTCGGGCATGTTAACCTCATTGTTGATAGTTTTTTAAAGATGTTTCCATAAGTTACATCTTCATTGTATTTTATCCTGAGCAGTTTCCATCCGTTTTGTTTAGCCAATCTATCCTTTAATCTGTCTCTAGTTTTTTGACTTTCAAATTCACTACGAGTTTTATGAAAGAAGTTTGAAAACTCAAAGTGCTGCAATCCGTCATACTCGACTAATAGATGTTTTGACATCACACAGACATCATACTCAAGAAGAACTCCCTTGTCGGAAAGGGCCCAAAGCGGGTGCACGCTCGAGATCACATTCTCTTGACCAAAAATCTCTTTTAAAATTTCGAGTAGTTTGGTCTCGGTTTTATGATATCTGCGAACTCCCCGCTTTAGACCTGATTTTTTCCTGACCCAACCATTCTCCACGTCCAAAACATATACTTTTTCATGTCTGGCACATAAAGAACGACCAGGGCAGGCACATATCAAACAACGATTATACGATAAAGCCAGATACTAATCCGTCGTTACCAATTCTAAGCTGATAAACTATTCCATTGGCCGATACCACACTAGCAAACCCGGATGTTAGCGGAGCGGATGCCGTGCCAATAGTAACTGTTCCAGATGGATCCAGTGTTATTCTTCCATACATCACACCCGAAGCTATTGTAGGTTGATTAAAATACTGACCACTAGCCACAATCGTACCAGATACATTGACTATGAGTCCAGATATATTAGTTACAATTGCACCTGATGCAGAAGCAAGATTTGCCCCAGACGCATCTAGGACCGCTCTTAATGCACCAGACACAGCCAGTAATTCGGCATCAGTAGCATACGCACCTGACGTTGATAAATTATTTAACACATCTGATAGTGTTAAAATATCTCCTTGTGCTCCACCTGAAGCAAAAGCCCAGCTCGCTCCCCAAATTTCATCTCCTCTTTGTGCTCTTATACCAGCACTGCCACCTTTTAAGGTTGCCTCTGTTAAAGCCATTGTCCCTGAAACCATTTGTCTCTCCTCGGTTTAAGTTAAAACCGCCGCAGGGATTATTCCCCTTGGCGAGGATTTTCTATTTTAAGTTCTTTCCATCTACTCTTCATATGTTCGTATCCGCCACCACGTCCATTATTACCTTCTCCAGATCCCAACTTGGATCCTTCAACTGGAATTACTTTGGCACCTGTTGGTAAAGTTACTTTCTGTGGAGTTGCTGTTATTATTGGTGCCTTACTCATATATCCTCTTATTTAAGTTAACTTGAGCTGGGTGTTTCGGTGCTATACCCATCTGGATGGTAATAGTATCCCTATCCATTTGAATGTCATCCAACGTTATATTTGTATCTAAAAACTGGTTTATATTATCATTAAGGTTTCGTCTGATTAATTCTATAGTTGTTTCATTATTAGGCATCCCCACGAAATCATCAAGTGACGATCTGATATTACCTTCGAACTCTTTCCTGATGTTCTCAAGTCTCTCTTCAACTTTGGCACGATCTCTACCCAAAGCAATAGATTGTCTTTTATATTCGCCGAAAATAGACTCTAAAATTAAATCAATATCCATTATTTTGGTTGACCCTCTTTTCCATTCCAGAAAGCAGGACCTCCAAAATGACTTACTACTTCATAGTATATTTCAGCCATCCTAAGTCTTCTACCTAATAGAAGTTTTTTAGCAAACCAATTAGTCGTTCTAGCATTTATTAATCTTATCATATTATTACGAAATATTCTATCAGCTCGATCCTTATCTTCTAATACTTTTCCGAAATGATACATCCAATCATGTATATTACAAGCATCAGTAATAGGACAACCCCAGATTGAATCGGGAACAAGATCAAACTTCCAACCACCGGGACCACAACCGTTTGTCTCTTTCTCTCGTAAGATCGATGCTGTTGTTTCATAGTTGTACTCGCAGTAGAGTTCAATTTTGTCTTTAGTTTTAAAGATACTCATATTACTCCCGTATTAGTTTAACGTTACCACCATGTATAGGGCATTCGGGGTCACAAAGATCAGCATCTTGAAGGTCTTCAAACTCAAGTTCAGGATTCTTCTCTAAACATGTACAATTTATAATTTTAGATATATCTTCCATAAAATCCTTCGTTCATCAAGTATTATACTCTTTTTAAGCATTAATCTCAAGCTCTAAGCGATTATGTCTATTATAGATCCTACAACCAAGTCTATAACTTGAACCTCATTATAATAACCTTCAGTTATACGTATCTTTATTAAGTGTAACTTGTTATCAATCATATTAGTATAACCAGTATTAGTAATTTTAGTTAGTTCTATGTTTGTCATATCCTATTTCCTTTTCGTATTTTTGTTTAAATCTTAATATATGACAGTTAGTACATAACATATCACACTTATCGACTTCTAACTTTAAAGACTTAAGACTTCTTCCGTCTTTAATTCCACGACCAATCTCAAATTTTTTCGTGGAGGTATTTCTATGATGCCAATGCATGAATATAATATCAGTTTCANTACAGTCTTTACACTTACTTCCAGAATATTTATAAAGTTCTAATTTCTTTTCTTCTCTAGTACTTCTTAATTCAGGATGTTGTTTAATGTGACACTTTTTACATAACACTGAACACTTCTTAATTTCATCTACAAGATCTTTAGGAAATTCTTTATTAGGTGAATAATTATATATTTTATCACTAATCTGAAATTCTTTCTCTTGTTCATGATGAAATTCAAGAAGATAGATATTATTTTCTCCACAAGAACAACTTAAATTACCATTAAGTTCTAACGCTTTTTGTTTTAATAATAATCGTCTTTTATATAGATGTAATTTTTTATTAGTAATTATTAGTTTAGATGGAATACATTTCTTTGAACAATATTTTCTTCCATAAGACGTTTCTCTTCCACATGTTATACAATATTTTTTTATAGTTGTTCTTCGTGGTATACAATCTAAACATATAAACGACTTATCTCCTTTACGATACTTATACTGAATAGATATTTTCTTCCCACACTTTTTACAGATATGAGTAACTTTTTCTCTTCCATACCTTACTCCAATAGGATGACATTTTAGACAATACTTTCTACAAGATAAGTCTTGTCTAACGCCATTGATAGTTATCTGCCACGGAAATTCTCTACCACATTCTACACATATTTTAGCCATTGTTCTACCCTCAACTGTATATTATAACTCATTCTATCTTAAAATTCCAATAGGTCTTAGAAATTCCAAAAAAATTCTATATTTTTTCTGAAAGTACAAAAATGATTGAGTACCTATTGTTTTCTATATCCTAGTTGTCGGGACGCTTCATGGTACCGTACGTCTCTCTAACTTTTAACAAAGGAGTTCGTTATGAAAGTCTACGCTTATTCACTTAAACAAAAGAAAGGAAAAGAAATGAACAAGACAACATTCAATATCATTATGCTTAGCACAATAGCATTGATGATAGAGATAGTAGTATTGTGCGTAACAATAGGCTATTAACAAAGGAGATTACATGTTATCAACACTCATGTTCTTAGGGCACTTGATTATACTACTCACATGCTATGTACTAGTATGTACCATAGTAGAGATAGTAGTATGGGGTAAGTCATATCTTACTACGCTACGTATCACTACTACTATGCTACCATGTGGGTATCGCACACAGATTATAGTAGATGTAGCTACTACTAGAATGAATATGGCATACATGGATAATATGTCATATAAGTTAACTAGTATGGGCATACATAGTACACGTAGTAGCGTATGGCACACTAGCACTGTTATCACTCATGATGATAACATGAAAGAAACAAGGCACATGGTAGTAACACACAAAGCACATGCATAACACATTGTATCTAGTAGTATAGTGCACATAATGTGTACTGTATGTACTAAGTACTTACTGTATCTAACAAGGAGTTTACTATGAACATGATTATCGCTTGCGTTAACTGTTACAAGCACCACACAGTTCACTACGGTCTTAATGAATGCCCTGAATGTGGAAAAGAACTCTTTCTTATAGACACAAGAGAAGATGATATTGAGAACATAGCATCAATGATGAATGATGCAAGAGACAATGACACTATTCGCAAGGAAGTTAATAACTTTAAACAGGAGTCTAACATGACAATTGAACAAGAAGTGGAGGAAGAGGCAAATCGTCTCTTTGATCTTAGACAAAGGAAAGATCATCCTGAAGCTGCTGGTTCCGACTATGTTTCATGTATGGAAGACGCTGAGTTGGAAATTGCTGATAAATATCTGGAAGCGAAAGCTGAAAAAGATGAAGAAGATTTCTGGGATTCGATCTAATCCAATCGTGATTAGTCCTCTTGCACGTTAACTAGAGAGGACATGTATCTAAACAATTAAGAAGGAGTTCACAATGACTATTTATCAAGTAATCTCATGTGCCAATATAATCCAATTACGCAAACTGGCATCCACAACAGATGGAATGCCTAATTGGGAAGTTATTACTGCGGATGAAGAAGAATACACTGCATTCAGAAGAAGTCACACACTCACGCTACTTTCTAAAATACCGTGGAATGATGAGTTTGAATCTGTTACTATGNTTTACGTTGAGTAAGTACATGAGTTAGCCNACTCATTGACAAAAGGGCATACTTTAAGTTCTTGAAAGGAACTTATTATGAACACCTCATGCACACAGAAAGAAATGGAATCAATGTCAAGTGGAAATTACTGGAAATACAGAGAATTAGAGGGAAAGGCATACATCAACAAGCTCAAGAACGAATCGGCAAGGAAGAGACTTCATGACTGTGCTCTTTGTAATCATGGTTGACATTGTTGTATGTGCACTAGTTATTGGGTACTAAACAATTAAAGTAAAGGAGTTACTATGTCTGTGAGCTACTTGCTCTTAGTAGTATCGTGTGTAGTAATACTATGCACAATACTAAACCTATTGTCACATGTGCCTTTATTTCAGGACAAGGATACACCACAACCTAACGCACCTAAGGTATACCCTACTATAGAAGAGTTAGATAGTATAGTGTATGTTAGGATGCAGCGTATGATCAAGTGGGTTAATCAACCTACATACTGTGCACATAGTACAGTGGATGAGATACTACAGACCATTCGTGAGGAAGGTCTATAACCATACTAGTGTGGTGCACATGGTGTGTACTGTATGTAGTAGGGTGTACTGTATATTAAAGGAGAATGTTATGAAAAAGTTCTGGGACAATGTTGCTAAGTTCTTCGGTATTGCTGACTTCGCTCAATTCTTACAGGATTGGCGTCGTAACGCATTCGAAGTTCTTACTGAAGGTAAGGATAAGAAAGTGCGTAGCTCATGGTTCTATCGCGGATGGTGGTTCACCCATAAATGGAAGAAAGATGAGAATGGGAAGTGGAATGAGTACTATATCAAGACAGAAGATAATCCTACTATCCCATGGGAGAAACACGTGAGTCCATGTATTGGGTGTGAATTCTATGTGGGTGCTAAGATGAAAGAGTGTCAGATAAACCAAGAAAAGAATCTGGAAAACATGTTGACACTCAAAGGTTGGTCAGAAGACGAACAGGATCGTATCGTTAGTGACTATCGTACGAATTGGACTCCTGGTACGTTCTGTCCATACTTAAAAGAAGAAGGTCAACAGGAACCTAAACAGAAACCGACTATCATCAGTGAGAAGGAATTCGATGACGATGTTGCAAAACAGTTGGCTTTCTTTGATTATGAAACCACTAAACCGATCATCGAGAAAATTGTTAATGCATTTGACAACAGAAAGGAGTTTGACACTGTCAGATTAGTGGACGCCATCGATAAGATCAAGGTCGATGATTTCAAACGGTATCTCATGGATACTAACAAGAAGATCTTATCAGGATACGATGGAAACTTACACATAGTTGAATGTAAGAGACCTGTTAAGGACAAAGACTGCTACGAGTCACTCTTACACATTCGTGATATCATTCGGTTATCTGAAAGAACTCTTCGTAATGCTGAGTTTGGTACAGTAACCGGATATATCAAGTATTTGGAAAAGATTGATTCACCTGATTTCATTCCTGATGGTCGTAATGATTATACTACCATCAAGGAATGGAGTTATGGTTCTGACAACGATGATGGTGTTGTTACTGAAGATCAGATATCAGACTTGATTGAACACTTCACCGGTGTTGGTGCTGAACGTTCTGCTAAACAACAAACTGAATAACTGTTCATGGTTGGTAGAATACCCTTAAACTACCATATTAGGTATACTAAAAAATCGCGATAGTAAAAACTCAACTACCTTACGGTGTATAGGTTAACCGTAGAAAGGTATTATTATGATGTACGATGAACTCGACATACAGGAAGAACACTCGAGATTGGCCCAATAATGGGCCAGAAACAAACTAATCACTCTGTCTGAGGGCAAGAAACCTGATCGTAGTGTGCCTATTGATGAGATCGATATTGGTCTCATTAAAAACATTAACTTTATTGAGGAGATCATATGATAGCGTTTCATTCACACACCGAGTTACGTAACTTTACTGGATCGGTTGAAGAGTACCAGAAACTTTATAATCAAAAGAGAAAGGAGTGGATTAATGAGAATAAGATTAGGGCTCTTCAACTACCTGCATGGGAACGTAAGAAGGTATTTGGAGATCTATTGAAGGAGTTAGATGTTCATGTCACTGAAAAGAGATATCTTTAATCCCTCCCTCCCCAATCCCTTAATGAACTAGAGGGTATTTTCTTAGTGTTTCTTTTACATTTAACCAAGGAGTTACCATGTTTAAGACAATAGTTGGCACTTACGAAGAGTGGGGCCAAGATGAGTATCGTTTCGTTTCACTTAGGGGTGTGCTCATCATTCCTAAGTCCCATCTCAGGGAAGAGTTGGATAATTTAAAATCCTCCCTACGGCAAAATTCGTAATAGAGGGGATTAGTTATTGTGTTTCTTAAATTTAACTTAACTAGGAGGTCTGATGGATTTCAACCGGCCGTTCTTCAAAGCCAATCCAGCAATCGTGGCTACATGCAAAGCCAACTTGTGCCCAACATGCGATGAACCTGTCGGATTGTTCAGAGATAAACTCTCCAAGCGTGAGTACAACATATCTGGTATGTGCCAGAAGTGCCAAGATTCAGTTTCGGCGATAACATTTATAGTCTCCTCTAGCCTAAAAAACTAGAGGGGATTTTCGTTTTTGATATTAATGAGTTGACACACTCATAGACAAAAGTGTCAGGAAAGAATTAATACAAGGAGTATCTGCTCATGAAAAATCTCATCAACATCGCAGCCGACATCAAAGCCAAGATTTCGGACTATAAGTTCGATCTTTGCCACATGACAATCGGCGAACTCAAAGCACGTTTCAATGGCAAGAACATCCACCAGCGTAGCAACGAAGGCCCTGCCACACATGAGGCACAGGAAGACATTGAGAACGGATCCAAGGCTGTGCGTATCATATTCGCTGGCGAAGTCAAGGGTGGTGACGATGTCATCATAGATGGCAATCACTTCAAGGACAACCTCGCAGATGATGAACTCTTCCTGGTATGCATATATTACATCAACACAAAGGAAGTCAGGGAACTGATGGGTATTCATAACAACTTCGTGAATCCCACTCCATCCTGGAAGCTGTATACCAATTCACGCTTCAGTGAAGCGTTGGATACTCTCAAGGAAACTCTCAAGTTCAAACTCGCGGAGAAATCCAACAAACACGGATGCGTAATTGACTACCGTGACGCTGTACGTATCATGGTCAACGCTCAGACCAATGAAGACGGCGGGAAGAAAGAATTCCTGGCTGACAAACCCTCGTCAACAAAGATCAAAGCAACCGCAGCCTTCGTGAACAAACTGCACACCATACTACAGAAGGGTATTGCTCCTGATCTGCATCGCTTGTTTGCCCGTGGTTCATGTCTCGCAGCATGGGCTTCTTACTTCAACTACAGCAACTACAGGATTGCATTACCTTTCCTGTCACGCAACCAGTTGGTAATCAAGAGCTATCTGAAGNGCAAACGCCTCCCTGGCTCTCTGAACTATTCCTTCTGGAAGTTCATCTTCGCGAATTGCTTCGACAATACCAAGGACATTGGTGAATTCGGGAAAGTCCTCACCAAAAAGGGTATCTTCGTCGCTGATGAGGTGAAATAATGAAAGTAATATTCTCCCACTACATCACCAGAATGCGTAGAAAGGCTGGTGAATTCCTTGGTAAAGTATGTGTGATCTGTGGCAAACCAGAAAGGATGGAACACCATCCCGACTATGACAGACCACACTATACAATCCCTGTGTGCTGTGACAAACATCACAAACGTGCACAGATCAGATTCGAGTAAGTCTCCTATATTAATAGCCTCTCTAGGACTAAACTAGAGGGGCCTTTCCTATTTGTCATCTAC